CATTAATATGTTCCTTGGTCACTCTGATACCGGAAAGACAACGGCTCTCTTAGGAGCCGCTTCAGACGCTATCAAGAAGGGTATGTTACCTATCTTTATTATCACTGAACAGAAATTTGATTTTGATCATGCTAGTATCATGGGTATACCTGTGGTAAAAGAAGTTGATGAGTCAACTGGTGAGATAAATTATTCTGGAGACTTTATTTTTAAGAATGATTTTGAATACATTGAACAAATCACGGATTTTATTAATGAAATGCTTGATTTACAAGAAAAGGGTGAGTTACCTTATGATTTATTATTCTTGTGGGATTCAGTTGGTTCAGTACCATGTAAAATGACGTTTGAAGGTAAAGGTGGTGCACAACATAATGCTAGAATCTTATCTGACAAAATAGGTCAGGGGCTAAACCAAAGAATTTCTGGATCTAGAAGAGCAGATAAACCACATACAAATACTTTAATTATTGTTAATCAACCTTGGGTTGAACTACCAGATAATCCGTTTGGACAACCAAAAATTAAAGCAAAGGGCGGTGAGGCTGTTTGGTTAAATTCGACATTGGTATTTAGATTTGGTAACGAAAAGAATGCTGGTACAACAAAAATTACTATCACAAAGAACAAGAGAACTGTAGTTATTGCTACTAGAAGCAAGATTACAGTTATGAAAAACCACGTTAATGGTATTCAGTTTGGAGACGGTAAAATTATGGTAACACCACATGGTTTCATGAGAGCAAAAGAAGCTGCTGAAGAAAAGAAATCAAGGGAAGATTATGTTAAAGATAACTTAAAATATTTGAGTTCATTATTTGAAGAAAATGTTGAAAGTGTGACAGATATCAAATTTGACTCAATCATAGAAGACACTGAATAGTTATTGTTTAATTTATAATTTAAAGACATCATGTCTAACGTATTATTGGTTGATGGAGACAATCTATTAACTATTGGGTTTCACGGTTTAAAAAACCACTACTACAAAGAAAAACACATTGGTGGCTTATATCACTTTATAAACACACTTAAGAGATCTTTTGATGCATTTCAACTAGATAAAATATGTGTTTTTTGGGACGGTAAAGATGGATCTCTTTCAAGAAAGAAAATCTATCACCTCTATAAAGAAAATAGACGTGAAAGAATTAGAAGCGAAGAAGAGATCCATTCTTATCGATCTCAAAGAGATCGGGTAAAACAATATCTGGAAGAACTATATGTTAGACAAGCTGAGTTCGAATATTGTGAAGCTGACGATTGTATCGCATACTACACACAAACATCCCCAAAAGAAAAAAAAGTTATTTATTCATCTGATCGAGATTTAATGCAACTAATAAAAAAAGATGTTGCATTATATAATCCTTCACACCAAAAAGTTTATAATGCAAACGACATTGTTGAATATGATAAGGAAAAAATTATCGTTGAAAACGTAAAGCTTGTTAAGATACTTTGTGGTGACCCTTCTGATAACATATATGGAATCAGAAATCTCGGGCTAAAAAGATTGATAACTTTATTCCCTGAAATACAAAATAAAGAGTTAACTTTATCAGAAGTTAGGGAAATGGGTGATAAATTGTTTGAGCAAGATAAACACAATAAATTAATACAAAATTTTCTAACCGGAGTAACCAAATTAGGTGTATTTGGTGATGAGTTTTTCGCAATTAATAACGAGATAGTCTCACTGGACGAACCAATATTAACTGAAGATGCTAGAACTGGAATATCTGGACTTATTGATGAGCGTTTAGATACTGAAGGTAGATCCTATAAAAACGCTATGAAAATGATGAGTGACGATGGAATTTTTACTCTACTACCCAAGGGGGATGACGCCGTAGTTAATTTCCTAAACCCATTCCTTAGATTAACAAGAATCGAAAAAAATAAACAAATAATAAAATTTAAAATTAAAAAGTAAAAATTCAGTTTTATGAATAAGCAAAAACAAACATTCAACGACGAAATGCAAAAATTCGAGTTTCTATTAACTCTAGACGGAAACATTATTTGCCAAAGATATTTTTTTGTAAAGGATCATAACCCTAGAGCAAAAAGATCAATGGATTTACACTATGAAGTGAAACAAATTTGTGACGATATTTCACATGATTTGAAATTAAAAAGTTCCGATTATTTAGCTGATAATCTACACTTTTTTACCAATAACGAGTTTGTGGAAGATCCAAAAGAGCGTGATGAGCAATACTTTTTATTGCAAATTAAACAATTTGACGATGTATTTATTGAAAGGATTTTCCCAGCACATTACTATCACCCGAAAGTAAGATATGCTGTAGACATTCGACCAATGTTGAAAACAATCCTCAACAATTTAACTGAAATCTTGTCAGAAAGTAACCCTGAGACAAGATATCTTCAGTACGAACTATAGTATTTTTATTTTTAAACATTATTAATTAATTTTATGACAGATAGACACTTCGGACATTTAGGTACAGAATATCAAATGTCTTTATTAAAAATTTTAATTGAAGACAAGAAATTCGCTGAAACAATCATCGATGTACTAGATTCAACTTATTTTGAAAATGGATCTTTTAGGTTCATTATGCAAAATTTAAAGGAGTATAGCACTTCTTTCAAGACTATGCCGTCATATGACTCACTGAAACAAAAGATCATTTCAGAAAACTCAAATGATACTGTATTGAGATCTAATATCGATACAATAGAAAATATTAAAAACCACGACATTGCCGGTGGTGATGTTAATTTCACAAAGGAAAAGGCTGTTAATTTTTGTAAACAACAAGTATTAAAAAAAGCTATAAAGGAAGTTGAATCAATTACTGCTAATGGTGAGTTCGAAGAATACCATAAGATTGAAAACATCATTCAAAAGGCTCTACAAGTAGGAATTACTAATGATGAATTACAAGACGTATTCGACAATATTGGTGATGCGTTAAAACCTGATTCAAGGTCACCAATTCCAACAGGAATTATTGGAATTGATAATCTATTAAAAGGTGGATTAGGTAGAGGTGAACTAGGGGTAGTATTAGCACCAACAGGTACAGGTAAAACAACTTTACTAACCAAATTTTCTAACACTGCGTATAATACTGGTGCCAATGTTGTTCAAATTTTCTTTGAAGATAATATTAACAATATTAAGAAAAAACATTATACAATTTGGACGGGGATTTCACCTGATGACCAAGTTTTAGATCCAGAACAAACAACAGCTTTAGTTGAAGAGGCCCAAGCTGGTAAAAAGGGACAACTTAGATTATTGAAACTACCTAGTGATTCTGTTACTATTAGTTCAATTAAATCTAAATTAAGAAAGTTAATGGCAGATGGTTTTAAAATAGATCTATTAACTTTGGATTATATTGATTGTATTTCACCAGAAAGAAGTACATTTGGGGAAGAATGGAAAGGTGAGGGGTCAATTATGAGAGCTTTAGAGTCAATGACATCCGAATTTGATATCGCAATATGGACCGCAACACAAGGTAATCGTGAATCAATATCATCTGAGGTTGTTACAACAGACCAAATGGGTGGTTCAATTAAGAAAGCTCAAATCGGCCACGTTGTTATGTCAATTGGTAAAACACTTGAACAGAAAGAACATAATTTGGCAACATTAACACTTTTGAAATCTAGAATTGGTAGAGATGGTGTGGTATTCAATAATTGTAAATTCGATAATGAATATATTCTTATTGACACTGACTATCAAAATACACTTCTTGGCCACAGGGAGAATAAAGAAGAAGAAACTAAAGACAGAATTAGAAGAGCTTTAGAAAATAAGGAAAGAGTACAAAACGAAGTAAGAAAATCATTAAAAACAGAACAATAAAAAAAACATGAAAGAAAAGATCCTAACAGACAATCCAGGAAGATTCGTATTATTCCCAATTGAACACCATGACTTATGGAAGTTTTATAAACAACAAGAAGCGTGTTTTTGGACCGCAGAAGAAATAGATCTGCAACAAGACATATATGACTGGGATAACAAATTAAATGCTGATGAACAACATTTCGTTAAACACGTTTTAGCATTTTTTGCGGCTTCAGATGGTATTGTTAATGAAAATTTGGCAATGAACTTTGTTAATGAGGTACAATATACTGAAGCTAAATTTTTCTATGGTTTTCAAATCATGATGGAAAATATTCATAGTGAAACATATTCGCTATTGATAGATTCTTATATTAAAGATAAGGAAGAACAAAATAAATTATTTAATGCGATTGATACGATCCCAGCTATCAAAAAGAAAGCTGATTGGGCTATTAAATGGATTAATTCAGAATTATTTGTTGATCGTTTAGTTGCTTTTGCTGCAGTTGAAGGTATTTTCTTTTCTGGGTCATTTTGTTCAATTTTTTGGTTAAAAAAACGTGGTTTAATGCCTGGTTTAACATTTTCTAATGAATTAATATCAAGAGATGAGGGTATGCACTGTGATTATGCTTGTCATTTATTTAATAACCATATTGAAAATAAAATTTCACATGAACGTATCAAAGAAATTATCTGCGGTGCGTTAGAGATTGAAAAGGAGTTTATTCTTGAAGCGTTACCAGTTCGTTTGATTGGTATGAATTCAGAGTTAATGGCTCAATACTTAGAATTTGTTACAGATAGACTATTGGTTTCTTTAGGTGTACCAAAAGTATACAATTCAGAAAACCCATTTGACTTTATGCAAAACATTGCATTGCAGGGCAAAACAAATTTCTTTGAAAAAAGAGTTGCTGAATATCAAAAAGCGGGTGTAAATAACGGTGCAGAAGATTTAGAATCTGCATTTGGTGAGGTTGATTTTTAACATAACAGAATAGAATAAAAATGAAAGTATTAAAAAGAAGTGGTTCCCTAGAGGAAATGAAATATGATAAAATTACACGAAGAATAAGCGCTTTGTGTGATGATTTAAACCTAGATTATATTGATCCAACCTTAATCACTTTAAAGGTGACACAAGGGATATATGATGGGATATCAACAACAGAATTAGATACACTTGCAGCAGAAACAGCCGCATCTATGACAACCGTACATCCAGACTATGCCAGATTGGCTGGCCGTTTGGCTGTAACTAATTTACATAAAACAACACATAGAAAATTTTCACAAACAATTAAAGAATTACATTCTTTTGTTGAACCAAAAACAAATAAAGAATCTTCATTAATTGATGATGAGGTTTATAAATTTGTAATGGAAAATAAAGAAGTGTTGGATGGTGCAATTGTTATTGATAGAGATTTTGATTTTGACTATTTTGGTTTTAAAACACTAGAGCGTTCTTATTTACTTAAGATCGGCGATAGAGTTGTTGAAAGACCTCAGTATCTATACATGAGAGTAGCTGTGGGTATTTGTAATGGGGATATTAAAGAAGCGCTTCGTATTTATGACGATTTATCACAACACTTTTACACACATGCGACACCAACATTATTTAATGCTGGAACTCGTAGACCACAAATGTCTTCATGTTTTTTAATTGGTAATAAGGGTGACGATATTGATGGTTTATTTGACACAATTAAAGACGTTGCTAAGATATCTAAATGGGCTGGAGGTATTGGGCTTCATGTTCATGATGTTCGTGCTAAGGGCGCATATATTAAAGGCACTGGTGGACAATCAGATGGTTTGTTACCAATGATGAAAACATATAATGAAGTTGCTCGTTGGATTAATCAAGGTGGTAAAAGAAAAGGGTCTTTTGCTGTTTATCTTGAACCATGGCATGCAGACATTATGGAATTCATTGATTTACGAAAAAATCATGGTAAAGAAGAGATGAGAGCTAGAGATTTATTCTTAGCTATGTGGACACCAGATTTATTTATGCAACGTGTTGAAGCTGATGGTGACTGGTCACTATTTTCACCAGACGAAGCACCTGGATTATCAGATGCTTACGATACCCCAGAAGACAAAGCATTCACTCGTTTATATGAATCATATGAACAACAAGGCTTAGCTAGAAAAACTATCAAGGCTAGAAAATTAATGGATGCTATCTTGACGGCACAAATTGAAACAGGTACACCGTACATGTTATACAAGGATGCGGCGAATTATAAATCAAATCAAAAAAACCTAGGTACAATTAAATCATCAAATTTATGCACAGAGATAATTGAATATAGTTCACCAACAGAACAAGCT